ATGTTTGAGAAAGGAGGAGTTTCTTTGAAGCTACATAAGAGAATATGTAGTCTAATTAAAGAGAGAGACGATTTAAACTTTGTAGACGTAGCAAATAAAATTGGCGTTTCGAAACAATACTTACAAAAGTTCAAAAGTCACGGTATCATCAGCTTTACAAATTTATTGAAACTAACTTCGATTGTAACATTGCCAAACGAAAATCCTTCAACGCAATTAAAGGAGTGGTGTTTAGAATTAGATAGTACAGAAGCAATTAAACATAGTTTTGAGTATGCATCATTGATCCGTGATAAAGATTTATTGAATAAATTACTAGAAAAACATAAAAAAGATTGTGGTACGGTGGGAGAGTATGTAACGGTTTATAGGGTGTTGTATAAGTATATGAGCGATGAAATTTCGGGTAACGAAATTATTAAGCACTTAAAGATGTATAACCGTCCTACTGACAACATGTTAAATATCTTAATTGATATTATGAGGTGCTATGATTATTATCATCAGAAGAAATTTAATGCAATGTTTGATTTGATGGATGAAATTGAGAAAGAACTAAATTTGATTGATGAAAGTGACCGTAAAATGTTTCTGAAAGAATGCTATATGTATCGACTTGCGGAAGTGTTTTCACCTCTGAATTTACAAAGAAAAAACTTAGAATCTTCAAGGTACTATGCTAAAGTATTGATAAAAGCTAATCTATGTAAAAAAACAGTTTCAGATGCTTTATATGTATTGGGGATGTCATATTTAATTGATGATGAAAAACTATGTTTGGATTACTTACAGAAAAGTTATGATTTATCTCAAAAAATAAACGATAATTCAATTGAAGCAGCAGCACGTTATAATTTAGACGTTGTCAAAATATATTTAAATATTAGTTTGCCGGAAAATTCAGATGTACGTTTAATAAATTATCAAATGAATCCTTTAAACATAAACTCACGAACAGGATTAGAAGAGATTTTAAGGGAAAATGGAGAAAAAGATTTTCTGAGGCTATTTTTGGCCATTGCAGATTTAGATCCTAGTGGGTTATACGAATGCTTTAAGGAATTCCTTGTTCAGTCGAACTACCTCTTTGTGAGTTTAGTGGCTAAAGAAATGAAAAGAAGAGGAGATAACTCCTTGCTAGTACAGCAAATGATTGATTATAATATGGATAAGGGAGTGGATGGAAATGAAAAAGTTTGCTTTGATACTTTGCGCCTTTTCAATGCTAGCAGTGAGCAGTGTTTTGTATAATATGATTAAAAAAGATTCAGTTCAATCCGTAGAAATTAAACCGGGCGGTTAAAAGCACAGCATTGGCTGTGTTTTTTATTTTGATTATATTTCTTTGCAAATGAGTCTTATCAGTAAACTAAAAAAATAAACAAGAAATTTGTTTACTTTTCTAATCTTACTTTCCAGAAATGTTAAAATTTCTATAAATCGAGTTGGTTTAGAAAGGAATGGATAGAAATGGGAGCAAGGAAACAAGTAAAGGAATTGGAGATGAAGAAGGAAGAAATCGTAAGATTATTTTTAAAGATGGTAAATAAAAGTGCACCGGAAAAAGAATCTAAATATATAGAAAGAAGCTTCAGGGTTTAAAAAATAGCCTAACTCTAATGAGAGGGGCTATTTTTTTCGTTATTATGATATTCTTCTAACGTTTTTGTTATAGCCAGCATTTGTTGTAGTACAACTTCTTGCTTGTCTTCAGGCAGCTTGTCTAAGCGTTCCATAATCTCTTTAAATTTAATATATGCTTTCATGTCCAAATCAGGTTTTTCACTACGCCCTAAAAGAAAATCCGATGTTACTTCAAGAACATCAGATAATTTTGAAATGGTATCTGGTGAAGGGAATCGTTCCTCTGATTCGTAATATCCAATTACTCGAGAAGAAGCACCTACTTTTTCTCCTAACACTTGTTGTGTCCAATTACGTTGTTTTCTTATTTTTTTAATTCTCTCTCCTATACCTATCACTGCACTCACCTCTTAAAATGGCATATTGAACCTTCTGTTCACTTTAATTAAAATAATAGCACATTATGTTCGAAAAGTCATTGACAAAAAAATGAGTATTAAGTACGATAATAAGAGAACAAAATGTTCGAATGGAGGTGGCGAAATATGAAGCGAGCAACTATTTATAAAAGTCTAGCGGAACATTGCGGAGTTACAGAGAGATATGTGAGGATGATTGATAAAAAAGAACGTAACCCCTCAATGGAAATAGCAAAAAAAATTTCAGATTATTTAGGTGAATCTGTAGATGAAGTTTTTTTTAGTAATTTAACGAACGATAAGTTCGTTTTTGAACGTTTTTATCCAAGTTTAATAGAAAATAACTCTAATTAATATAGTTGGATTTGGCTGTTGAAAAATATTAAATGCGAAGGATGATGAAAATGCATAAAAACTTATTTATAGCTCGAAAAGAGCAACGTATGACGCAAGAAGAAACCGCATGTTTAATCAATGTAGCACCAAAAACTTATTATTTAAAAGAGCATGGCAAAAATGATTTTACCCTAAAAGAAGCTCAGAAACTAGCAAGTTATTTCAAAACAACAGTGGACGAGCTGTTTGCAAAATAAATAAAAAAGGAGGACACCCATGAAAAACGGTAAAAGACCAACCAAGAGAGAGAAGATGCATATCAATTCTTACAAATTAAATGCAGATGACTGGTTGATTTTTAAGAAAGTAGATGGTGAATTACATTTAGTACATCGTCATACGAACTCAATACGAGTCATTCCAAGTGCATAGGGTAGACAAGCATTATTAAAAATAAGGAGGGTTTTTATGAATCGATTAACAGTATCAAACAAGCAACCGCAACATAATGAACTGGTTTTTGAAGAGCGTGGTGAGGTAGTAACAGATTCGTTAAAAATCGCTGAAATATTTAATAAGGATCATAACAACGTGTTGAAGGATATAAGAACTCAAATTGATTATGCAGGTGAAGAGTTTTCACGGGTTAATTTTTACCAGTCAAATTATACAAATGAACGTGGTCAAATGTATCCTAAGTACAATTTGACAGAGGAAGCTTTTACATTGGTTGTTTTTGGGTACAACACAAAAGAAGCAGTGCAAACAAAAATTCGTTTTATACAAGAATTCAAGCGCATGAAAGAATACATCAAAAAACAGCAACAAGTTCCTACAGATCCCATGAGTATTTTAAAGCTTACTTTTGAAGCGTTAGAAGGGCAAAAACAGGAACTTCAGCACATCAAATCAGATGTCAAAGACTTACGAGAGAATGCTCCATTATTCGCAGTAGAATGTGACGAAATATCAAATGCAGTCAAGCGTCATGGCGTTGCACTATTAGGTGGTAAACAATCTAATGCGTACCAACATGCGGGGGTTAGAGGTAAAGTCTACCGTGATATCTATAACCAGCTATACCGTGAATTCGGAGTAACAAGCCATAAAGCAATTAAACGTGGTCATTTAGCACTCGCAACAAAGATTGTTGGAGAGTATACGTTACCTATTGTGCTGAGTGAGAAAATTAATATAGTAAACTCTCAAATTAAGTTCTCGGAGATGTAAAAAAGCTGGAAGGAGGAAATGACCATGATGGAAGAAAGTGTTTTTTCAGTATGTATTACGGGATTTCTGGTCTGTGGGCTTCTACTTGTTGTTTATGCACTAGATAAACCAATTAAAGAATTTACAAAAGATGTGGAATGAATTTGAGGGGAGAAAGCGTTATGACGTTATCAGTTTTAAAGAAAGATGTAAAGAAAAAACAAATACTAGATGAATTTTTACAGCATTGTGAAAAGAAACAAGTAGAAGCGATTCAAAAGAATGACCCATTGTTACTTTGCATTTGGATTAAGGAAGCAAGATTGGCTCGAAGGGAGCTTATAGCGTTATATCGTGAGAAAGAAAAACATGATATCCAACTTGAACAGGATCGTAAAAGCATTCTAGGGATTGTAGCACATTTAAGAAGCAGAGGTATCAATGCTTCAGTTGTAAAGAGAGCGCATGTTAGTACGCTTTCTGAGGAGTACTGTTAAAAGTAAAAAAGCCCTATAAAATAGGATTTTTAGCAAAAATAATACTGGAGTGTGCACATACGAGGTCTCGATTACAAGTATGTACATGTTGCCTTCATTCAAATCGTAACAGATACATGTTTCATGTTAAACAAGAAAATCTGACGTAGAAAGACAAAAAGACCTAAAATTAGGTCCTCTCGTCAAAGCTATTATTCTCGAACAAAAAAACTTGACATGAATATGCCAAATACCTAGAGGTATATATACAGTATAGCATATGTGGAATAGAAGTGTTAATAAAATAAAGAAAATTTAGTTAATTTGTTTTTAGGGAAGGATGGTAAAAGAAAATGACAGCAGAAGAATTATTTGAAGAAAAACAATATTTAGTAATTGCAGCGATTAAGCAACAATTTGGAAGTATCGCAAGAGCTGGACAGATTGCAGAAATGAACAATATGGAGTTGGAAGATTTAATGCAAGTTGGCCATATGTATTTGTGGGAGCATTGTGTGAAGTCTGATCCAGAGAGAGTAGATACATTCAATGCATACGTGATGAAAGGCATGAAATGGGCAATGAGTGATGAGCTTCACTTGAAAGGAACGCCTTTTAAGGTAAGCAGACGAGTTAGTCATGAGGAAAGGAATAAAATGAATATTCATTCGATCGATTTGCATCGAGATGAGGAAACAGTAAACGAATTTTATGCAGTGTCTCCAATCGATGTGGAAGAAGAGGTGATGTTATCCACTGAATTTGAAGAAGTAACGAGTGTACTTGAAGAAAAAGAAAAGGCAATTATTCTGCACGTTGGTGAGGGGTATACCACAGAAGAAATTGCTATGAAATTAGAGATGAAAAAATCTACTGTTCATTCGAAAAAGACACGTGCATTTTTAAAGATGAATCCAAATTATAAGCCAATGAAACAAAAATCCTTTTTCTTAGGGAAAAGGATGGTAAAGAGAAACCACCAGTTGGGGCTGGTGATCTAATAAAAACATATGTGTTGTTCATCATAACACATGTTGCGTAAGAGATGCAAAAAAAGACCTGTTTTCACAGGTCAAGAGAAAGGGTAATTCGTGAAAGAATACGATTTAATCATGATTTTAACAGAAAGATATGAAAAATAAAAGATTAAATAGAGAGAATATTCAATCTATCAGGTTGAGAAATATGAAATAACTAGAGAGTAAAAATATCTAGAAAGATTGTTAGTTAGAGAAGGGTGACGGGGATGAATATCAATGTGCTGAAAGTCGCAAGAATAAACCTCCAAGGTAACACCTTAGATCAGGGGTGGTTTAAGTACCTCACTTTAGAAAATGGTAAGCCCTATATGGTTGCAATTACAATACTTAGTGAGATTTTTTATTGGTATAAACCAACAGAAATAAAGGATGAAAGAACGAATGAAATCCAGTATAAACAAAAATTTAAAGCAGACAAACTTCAAAAAAGTTATCAACAATTAGCTGATTCATTTGGTTTTACCAAAAGACAAGTAATAGAAGCGTGCAAATACTTAGTGAAAAGAGAATTAATCGCAATTGAATTTCGTACGATCATAGTTAACGGAATTAGGCATAACAACGTGATGTATGTAGAACCAATCGTGTGGGGTATTGAAAAAATCTCCATTTTATATCAAGACCCTATCACATTAGAAAGTGACACCCTCCCACATTATAACGAGAGAGGCTCCCACATTAAAACGGAGGAGGCTCCCACATTGAAACGTGGGACAAATACAAAGATTACTACAGAGAATACTACAGAGATTACTACAAATAAAAAGACTTCTCGTCACAAGTTTGAAACTTGCGACATGGAGCATGCTAAATTACTATTTCAATTGATTTTAGATACTAACCCAGATCATAAAGAACCAAGCTTTGAGAAGTGGGCCAATGAATTCCGTTTAATTCGCGAACGAGATAAGAAAACAAATAAACAAATTGTTTATCTCTTGGAATGGTCCCAGAATCATTCCTTCTGGAAAAAGAATATCTTGTCACCTAGTAAGTTAAGAAAGCAATGGGACAGGCTAGTGATTGAAGCGAAAGAAGACCATGAGGTGAAGAAAAATGAGCAAATTCGCAAGCATAGCGGAAGTCATGGCAGATTTGCAAAAGAGGGCTATGAAAAACTGCCAGAGCCAACAAGAAAATGGAGAGAACTTACTGACGAAGAACGGGCAGAATCACAAAAAGAATATGAAAATAACGTTGAATGGCTCGGGGAAGATGCCTGATGATACCTGTTCATTATGTAGTGGAACGGGAATGATTTTAGATGGATGGACAGGGAGAGTGTGTGATTGCCAAAAGAAAAAATCTGAAATGGCAAGATTAAAAAATGCAATGATACCAGAAGAGTTTGAAGAAGCACGATTCAAAAATTATATACGCAATACTGATATGCAAAAAAAGATGTTTAACAGCATGATGGAATACTTAAAGAAATTCAGTGAAATCAGAAGTACGACACGCAATAGCTTTGGGTATATTGCTACATATGGCGAAGCAAGATTAAAAGCCTTATCCATCAATGAACGGGTTGAAAAAATGAAGCTTCATAACAATTATGGATTAGGAAAAACACATCTCCAGATAGCAGCTGCTAGGTGGGTGATACAAAATATTCAAACTGTAAATAAAGACATTGTAAATGCACAGCCGAGAGGGTGCAGAGTAGTTTGTATAAGTGATGTCACTTTTATGACAGAGATTATGTCAGCCAAGCGAGATGATAAAAAGGAATACTTTGAAAAGCTCCATACAGTCGTAGAGTATGCAGATGTGCTGGTTTGGGATGATCTAGGTAAGAGCAAACATACCGAATCTCGCGAAGAAATGTATTACGAAATCATTAATGAGCGCTATAAGCGGAAAGCGCCGATTATTTTCAGTTCGAATGAGGATGAATATACTTTACCTGAAAAAATTGGTTTTGCAGCTGCTGATAGATTACTAGGGATGGCAAAGGATTATTTGGTTGAAGTCGAAGGAGAAAGTTATAGACGGTAAAAGGGAGAAATCAATTACTCTGTGAGAATGGGGGTTAGGAACATGAAACAATTAACCTTGGAAGATATCGTAGGAAGCATGGATTATGCAGCGCATAATACGGCTGAGAAATTCCTCTCTAATCATTTGGTGACACCTACCTATGCAGTGGAATTTTTTGATCGAGATGAAAAGCAGAAGTTACGTTGGTTTGAAGTAAATACAGTGGCTGAAGCAAAAGAAAAAGCAGTAGAAACATACGGGAGAATTCAAATTATTAAAGTATATGTGTCCAATCGAACGTTGAAAGAAATTATGGAGCTGGACTAAAGTTGTTTGTCATCAAGAGAGCTCTGATATGCAAAGGAGAATCGGTGTAAATGAAAAGGGAAATAGATATAAAGACTAAGGGAATCTACATTGTAGAGGATGGGAAAATCATCTTTGTAGAACCACCAGAGAGCGGCTATGGACAACAAGTTTTACATTGGGTAAATGGAAAGTTGTCTCATACGCAAACAACGATTACAAAGAAGTTTAAATAAAATCATGCGATTCGAAGGGAATCCTGTAATTAAAAGCTCTACTCTCAAAAGGGATGAGAGTAGAGTCAGTGGATGCAGCTACTGAGTGCACGGGATGGTGAACATCAGCAACTACATAATAGCATGAGTATTCAGAAAAAAATCGAGTAAATATTTCCGTTTTTACAAATGATAGTCAATCGGAATCAAATAAAATAAAATTTGAATTTTATAAGAAAAGCGGAGGATGGATTAAATATCTTTAACACATAAGCGTTTGTAACTGTGGATCTTGTGAAAAAAGGAGAATGGATATGAACAAAAAGATTAAATTTAAAGCTAAGAAGGATATTTTTTGGGAGGACTGGGGGCATTTAAGATTGGTCTTTTCAAGAGGAAATGTATATCCAGGTATTCTTCATAAAGATGGAAGTGTTACAGCAGAGACACCTTATTTTGAAGGGATTTCTGATTACGTAGATATAGACTCTATAGAAATAATTTAAACCAAAACGATATTTGAATAGAAAATGGCAGGTAATTGACTAAGTTACCTGCCGCGTCTTAAACAGTAATGAGGAGTGAGCCTCGTTTTGAAAGAGTACCGCCGGTGGGAAGTCGGCTTATAGGTATTATCTGTAAAGTAAAAAAGATTATTCGTAAAGGAGAATGAAAAATGAATACAATCACTATTAAATTTGGCCAAGGTACAGAAGCTTGGAAGGATATGCAAGAAGTTGTTAAGGTTCTACATGGAAAAGGATATATTGCACAGCCTTATGAGGGTATTGGAACTGTTAAATTAATTAAGGAAATCAATGACGAGTCAGTGGATAAGAAAAGACAATTCAATTGTGATCTTTGCTTTCAAAACAAGAATATTGAGGAGAAATCTATTTATCAATTCGATAAAGATGGTGACATTGTAGCATGTGTGGATTGCGAGAAAAATGCATTTGAACAGTCAAAAAATCAAATAAAATAGTTATTATATGCAGAAAAAATAAAAGAACCCGCTGTTTATAAACGGATTCTTCGTAACAGGAGCACCAGGAACACCAGGAGGCTGGTACAGAGCAACCTGTGTATTCACTTGGATGATATTACTATATGTAAATTGGGTAAAACGGTTAATGGAAATTAAACAAAATTCTTATTTTGGAGGGAAATAGATATGATGAAAGTTTTTGCAATGAATGATTGTGATACGGTTTGTGCCGAAACAGAAGAACAGGCAAAAAAATTTTATAAAAATGAATGTGGATTTGAAGATGATGAAATCAATGAATATTTTGAGGGTGAGGTTAGTTTGCAAGACAAAATTCATATCAGCATTGATGACTTACCCGATGAAGAACAACGGATAGCCACAATTGAACCTGTATTCCGTAGAGGTGGGGAAACATGTGTTTTAAGAACTTTTGAATGGGTGATAAAACAAAACAACATTACAAGTCCTTGTATTATTGCGTCAACAGAATACTAAACAAAATTCGTATTTTATAAAAAATAAAAGAACCCGTTTGTTATAAACGGATTCTTCCCTTAAGGTGTGCAAGAAATTCAAGGTAACTTGACCAGAGTAACCCGTGGGATTCCTTGTGGTAATACTGTATGCAAAGGAACCAATAAGGTTAATGAATTTCAAACAAAATCTTTATTTTGAACTAACGAGCTCATATAGGAAGGTATTTATAGTAATCATGAATCATCATGTTCCAGCTTAGATTTCTCGGCTGGAGGAATAAAATGCTCACGGACAAAGTTTTGATAAATCATACCGCTTATAAAAGTAATATAAAACACTACACACAAGAAGATTAAAATGTATTTAAATACCTTGTTCATATTAGCATCATCCTAAAAGAGAGTTTTAATAGTATTTGTAAAAAAGGTGCGGTTATACAATAGCAGAGCGGTTAGCAAGAATAAAACAAAATCGTTATTTTGGGGAAAAGAGGGAATGGGAATGGCTCTGAGTCTTCAATGTGAAATGTGTTCATTCAAATTCAAAATAGGTCAATTTTCTAGTGTTCCGGATATCGCATACTGTCCACATTGCGGAGATAGTTTCCTCGAATATTATCCGAAACAAGAAGGTGTCCAGTATCAACATAGGGAGAAGAATTTCTTTTATCACCATAAAAAAACCGGGAATGTATGGAATGTATTGATCCAGGAAGATGAATCTAAGAAAGATTTTTTTGTCGATGTTCAGGGACCAGAAACAGACAGAGAAGCATTTGAGGCTGTTAAGGAGTTTTTAAAAGCGAAAAAGATGTATCTGCCTTGTACAGTGGTAGATATCCGATGTATAGGGGTAGGGATTGATAAAAAGTCATAGTTAAACAAAAACGCTATTTGGTTGGAGATGAAAAATACCATATATACCCTACAAACAATAGGGATGCAACTAAAAGTATAAATAAAAAATGTTTAAGGATTTTGAGTGACGTTTTCAATGTTTAACTCCTGTCTTTTTGGCTAGTTTATATGATTAAGTAAATTTTTATACAACTAAACAAAAACTTCATTTTAATTGAAAAGGAGAATGAAAGATGAAATACGTTGAAGAGTTAGAAACAAGTGGTTGGAATATTGCTGTAGGTGATGTTTTCAGTAATGGCATTGAGGAATTTCATTTAAAAGTTACTCAAATCGAAATTGAAGATGAAGAAAGTGATCCGGATAATGCAAAAATATATTGCTTGCCAGTTGATCCTAATGATCATAACAAAGCTGTAGAAAGCTTAGATGATGCATGGCATAGAGCTTGGTATGTAAACGAATGTTGGTATAAGTAATTTGTTATAAAAATTTCATTTTGTAGAAAAGGGGTACTTGTAAAAATGTACAAACAGCTTGAAGAAGTTATGGATAAGCAACAAATAGACGCACTTGAGAAGTGGAAAGAAAAAACCGGATTAGATAAATCATGTATACCACATGAATACAAGAAACTTATCGAAGGAGCATTTTTGCAAGGATATGATATTGGTTCAATTATTGAAATGGAAAATATGAAAGCTTTATCTAAGTTGGATCCAGTTGGATTTTATAAGTGGTTAACAGAATAAGAGCAGATAGCAAAAGCTAACTGCTCATGTAAGGAAAACGGAGAAAGATAACCATGTGTCTATAGTATTAACGGAATATTGAGTTTTATTCAGGGGAGGAAGAAGAAAATGATCAAAGGTGAATTAGTTTTACATCAAAAAGAAGATGGCAGTGTTCAGTATAGAGATGATTTAAGTTATATGTGGTGTGCTTGTGGTAAACCAGCAAATAATCACTTTCCAGAAGAAGAAGGGCATTGGAAATTTCAGTGTGAGAAATGTGCTCATGGAAAAAGGGAAGTAAATGAAGGTAGTTACTATAAGCATTACAAAGGCGGTATTTATCAAGTATTAATGATTGCTACAGCCGAATGGAATTTAAGTGAGATTGTGATTTACAAAGATAAGCAAGGAAAAGTATGGGCAAGAGATTTAAAAGTATTTGCTGGGCACACAACACTTGAAAACGGGGAATGTGTGAAACGATTTAAACGATTAATTGAAAATGAGGAAAACCTAATAAAATAATCCTTTTAATTGGTATTTAAAAGGATTATTTTGTAATTTCATAGCGAAAAATATTTTATCAGAATTGGTAGGATGCGCAAATTTACTGTCGAATTGATACATGAACTAGAAGGAGGGAGACAGTATATGCTGTATCATTTAATAAAATTAGGGGAAACATTAGAGTCTGAAGTAAAGCAATCCAAAGGTAGAGTATACTTTGATTCAGTTAATTTTGGAGTTTGGGTGTCAAAAAGCATTTTGTATATAGAAAAGTATCATAAAGATACTTCTGTAGTAACTCAAATGAAGCAAAGTTATAAAGAAATAGACTATACAAATAACTATATATTTTACAAATTAATGTTAAGTACATTGAAAGTAATACAAGAGGAGGAAAATAAAGAAATGGAGGAGGTTAAAGCATAATATATAATTAATTGAAGGAAAAGTAATAAGGCTATCGTACATGGTTTGAGTAGAGGAATGGAATACAGTCCGGCTAGAAAACTAGAGGACACCAATTCATTGAAACAGCAATCAAGCTGTTTTAAGAAATGGTGTCCTCTTTCTTATTTTGTAAGGGGATGGAGAAAATGAAAGCACTAAGAGATCAATTACGTGAATGGGAAAACAAACTAAACAAACCAAAGAGAATTCTAGCACTGGTGAAATTGAGGATTTAATGGGGATGCATAGACCTTGTTATGAGCGTAGACGTGGAGCGTTAAGACAAAAAGTAATTAAAAAATAAAAGGAGCGGTCTGGAATGACTAAGCAATTATCTTTCTTACCAAAAATCGATAGAGCAGCAACACAAGAGAAATTAGAGAGTATTCTTGAAAGTGTACGTATATATAAGCAATTTGGAATGATGCGTAAGGAAATGAAAGTTACTCCTTCTTATGAAAAGAGAGAACATGGACCTACACATGCAGTTGGCAAGCCGTTAGAGGATGTAGCAATCTCTAATATTCAACAAAGCAAACGTGAAGAATGGCTAGAGAAAATGGCATTTCGAGTTGAACAAGCATTAAGTCGATTTGGAAACAGTACAGCTGGAAAAAACCAGAGGGATATTATAGTTAAACGATATTTAGAAGACGAAGATGTATGCGATTATATGGTGTATAACGAAATTGGGATGAGTGAGCGTACGTATCGCCGTGTGAAAGCGAGGGCATTCTATAAGCTTGCTTTTGCTCTTAGATTAGAAGTTTATGAGATGGAGAAGCAATACGGGGGTGATGACATATGAATTTTGTCCAGCCCATACGTGATCCAGAGCAAATACAACAAATCAAAGAATATTTAAAAGAAAAGAATGCACGTAACTATATTTTGTTTGTAATGGGAATTAATACAGGGTTACGTATAAGTGATATTTTAAAACTAAAGGTTGGAGATTTAAAAGGTAGCCATATCTCAATGCGTGAAATGAAGACAGGTAAGCAGAAACGTATACAGATTACAGCAGCACTAAAGAGAGAGCTTCGATGGTTCAATGAAAACAGAGAAGATGATGAGTACCTATTAAAAAGTAGGCAGGGAAAAAATCGTCCCATCGGTCGTAGTATGGCATATAAGATATTAAGTGGAGCGGCAGCAGAGTTCGGATTAGATGAAATAGGCACACATACCTTGAGAAAGACGTACGGGTATCATATGTACATGCAAACGAAAAACATAGCATTACTCATGGAGATATTCAATCATTCGTCAGAGAAGGTCACGTTACGTTATATAGGTGTAAACCAAGATGCAATGGATAAAGCAATGACTAGGTTTAAAATCTAATCATTGCTTTTTAATTTTTAAATCTATACAGTTACTCATAAATTTCGTACTGTGTAACTCAAAAGAGAAAGTGAAATGAAATCAATGATACCAAGGGATTTCAAGACAGGGTCAGTTACACACAATTAAACATATGGGTAATTGGAAGGTATAAAATATGCACATGACGTATAAAGGTTATATAGAATGAATGAGAGGTGGAACAGATGATGTGTGAAGAGTTGTTACAGGCATTGGTTCAATATCAAATGCAACAAGGAAAAAAGCCCAACACATTAAGGTTAAACCAAGATTACTATAAAACAGTATTAGAGCAATTAGCTTATCCTGATTGGTTAATTGAAAAGAAAATAAAGAATTTGGATCAGTCATTTTTCGGGGTTCAGGTGGAACTGACAAATGAAGTGGAAACGTTTGAAATGAGGAGAATAAAAAAAGTGGCAGAGTTTTGACCGCTTTTTGGCAGGAAATGTGCCGGTTGTTTTGGAATTATCGTGTTATATTTGTATTGTGAGAAGTGGCGGAAAACACAGCTCACTATGTTGTTTCTTAAATTTCTAAACGGTTCGTAATGACGGCACATAAAATCCGAAACCAGTAGATGGTAATGATTGAATGATACCGTTATTAAGGAGAGCTTTTGCTCTTCTTCCAGTTACTTAATTATGTTGGTGCAGAGAAATGTAGCAACATTAAGTGATTGGAAGAAGAATAAAACTTCATTTACCGTAATTGAAATATAAATTAATAATTGATAGAAAAGCATCCATTCGGGTGCTTTTATTATGTGGAAGGATAAGGAGTGATAACCATTGACTAACTTCTACAAAACAAAACGATGGAAGAACAAACGAATCAATGTACTAAAGCGTGACACATACCAATGCCAAGAGTGCAAACGGTACGGTAAGAATAAAGAAGCAACAACAGTACATCATATTCATCCATTAAGGAATAGACCGGAGCTTAGACTCACAACAAGTAATCTGGTTAGCCTGTGTGGAAGATGTCACGATAAGATGCATGATCGTATCAGTGATGAGTTAACAGAGTTAGGTAAGCAATGGATAGAACGTGTGGAGAGGATGAGATAGTGAATACATTCTTACACAATACAATCGGTGTACATGAAGCTGCATCTATTCTCAATGTATCACCTGGTTATGTTAAGAACCTGTGCGCTCAAGGAAAGATTGTAGCAAAGAAGATTGGTAAGACTTGGGTGATTGATAAATCAAGACTAAGGGGAGTGAGATGAAGGTGAATGAAAAAGAAATATATATGAATGACATGAACGCATGGATTAAAGAACAAGAAGCAAGAAGGGAACAAATTGTATCTACAATTAAAACCAGTTCTGAAATTGTAGAACAAAACAAAATACAATTGCAGTGGCTGGATAAAAGACTTGAACCTGCTATAGCGGAGTTTGAAGAGTGGAAGAAAGAAAACAATCCCCCCCACTTATAAAATAATTTAAAAATCTTATTGGGGACCGAGAGGGGGAACTTTTTCCCTCTGCGACGTATTTTTGAAAAACTTTTTTTGGAAGGAGGAACGTCTATGGCGAAGAAAGCTTCAACCAAAGAGACGATAGCAAAAAACACAATTAGGGATATGCAGATATTAGGTGTTTATAAGCCTGAATATGACCCTTTAATCGATGTTTATTCCGATTTATTTTCCCAATACATCCGTTTCACAAAAGAATTCGAAAGTAATGGTTTTCAATTTGAAACTGAAACGGCAAATGGAGGGAGTAAAAAATCAGCTATTGTTTCTACAATAGAAACATTAAGAAAAGACCTATTAGCGTATTCTGATAGATTATGTTTGAATCCAAAATCTTTAAATCTAGAGCCACCGAAAAAGTCTGAGGGGTCGCCATTAGATCAATTCCTCTTGACACAGATGTGAGTTAAATGGATTTATCTCATATTACTTCAGATAATTTTAAGGTGGCTGTAAATTATGCTGAATCAATTGTAAATGGCAATAAAGTGGCATGTGTGGAAAACAGGCTTGCAGCTCAAAGGTTTCTGAATGATTTAAAGCGCGATGATTTAGATTTTCGACAAGAACAATTCGATTTTGTTATAGGGCTGATAGAAGGTACTGTAACACATCAGCAGGGAGAAGATTTAAAAGGAACTCCATTGAAAGGAACTCCTCTTAAATTGCAACCTTGGCAAATATTTGTCATCGTAAATTTAGTTGGATTTTTTAATAAAGGCAGTAACGTAAGGCGTTTTCATGAATCCTTATTAATGATCGCCCGTAAAAACGGGAAAACAGCTTTTGCGTCAGCTTTAGGATGGGCTTTATCTATATTGGATCGTAAAAGTGGTTCCAAGTTATATATATTAGCAAACAGTCTTAAACAAACTATGGAATCTTTCGGATTCTTAAAATACAATGTTAATCGTTTAAATGATGACAGTATACGAATAAGGGATAATAACCAAGAGCATTCAATCACTAAAGAGTTTGGTGATGGAGGCTCTATTTTTATACAAGCATTAGCAAACGATCCAAAACGATTAGATTCATTGAATAGTAACTTGTTGATTTTGGATGAAGTTCATACTTGGCAATCTGCAAAACAGTATATCCTAATGAAAAACTCGCAAAAGGCATATCGAAATAAATTATTAATTGCTATTTCAACCGCAGGAGATTTACCTAGTGGGTTTTTAGCACATCGTTTGGAATATTGTAAGAAGGTGCTAAATGGTTCAGTAATGGATGACGAATATTTCATATTTGTTTGTAAAGCGGATCAAGATGAAAAAGGGAATGTTACTAATTATAATGACCCTGAAATCTTAGAAATGGCTAATCCTTCATGCGGTGTGTCAGTTGAAATTGTGGATTTACTAAGAGATGCCGAACTTGCAATGAACGACCCACAGACACGGGGCGAATTTTTAAATAAAACTCTTAATATATTTACTTCATCAATGAATGCGTATTTTGATATTAATGAGTTCAAATACTCGGATAAACAATACAGTTGGACACTAGAAGAATTAGCAAAATTACCTATCGATTGGTATGGAGGAGCTGATTTATCTAAATTGCATGATTTGACTGCATCAGCTTTATATGGTCGATATCAATACAAAGGTAAGGAAATTGACATTGTCATCTCTCATGCATTTTTCCCGATTGTCACAGCACATGCAAAAGCTGAAGAAGATGGAATACCTTTATTCGGTTGGCAGGATGACGGTGTATTAACTATGAGTAATACCGCAACTGTACATTATGATGACATAATAAACTGGTTTAAATTAATGAAAGCTAAAGGCTTCAAAATTAAGAAAGTCGGGTTTGATAAAAAATTCGGTCGAGAATTTTTCCTTGGTATGAAAGGTGCAGGATTTAAGATTGTGGATCAACCTCAATATTTCTATAAAAAATCAGAAGGCTTCCGTCGCATTGAAATGAAAGCGAAAAACGGATGTCTTTATTATGTCCACAATCAAGCATTTGAATATTGTGTACAGAATGTACGTGCCATCGAAAAAACAGATGACATGATACAGTATGAAAAAGTTGATGGTGATGGTGGTACACAACGTATAGATTTATTTGATGCAGGTGTATTCGGGGCGGTACAAATGCTTGAAGATATGACCAAGTCAATGGACGCTTCCAAGTGGCTTAAGAATAAATAATGAAAGGAGGTGCAATCTTTGGCATTTTGGAGGAAGAAAAAAACACGTTCAGCCGTTACAATTCCATTTGCGATTGGTGATGTTGAAACAATTGGTTATACAAGGCTTTCTGACAATCCAGATGTATTAATTGCGGTAGATAAAATTGCTGATTTAGTTTCAAATATGACCATTCATCTCATGGAAAATACCGATGAAGGCGATAAACGTTTGCGAAATCAATTGTCACGAAAGATAGACATTGAACCACATCGAAATATGACGCGTAAGAGTTGGATTTATAAGATTGTTAGCGACTTATTACTTCATGGTGATGGTAATTCTATCGTCCACATTGGTATTGACCCAAAAACAACTTACATTGATGATTTAACGCCATTTCAAATGCAAGCTGTGAGCTATGAAGATGTGGAAGGTAACTACCTCATCAACTTCAATGGCACAACATACACGCCGGACGAGGTAATTCACTTTGTGATTAATCCTCATCCAAACTATCCATATCGTGGCACTGGATATCGGGTGGCACTAAAGGAAATCGTAAAGAATTTAAATCAAGCTACCAAAACAAAAAATAACTTCATGAGTGGTAAGTATATGCCATCACTTATCATTTCTGTGGATGCTATGACGGAAGAATTGTCCAGTAAAGAAGGACGAGACAACATCATGGCTAAATATTTTGCGGAAACAGAAGGTGGTAAACCTTGGATTATTCCAGCTGATTTAATCAAAGTTGAACAAGTTAAACCTTTATCACTAAAGGATATTGCCATTAATGAAGGTGTTGAATTAGATAAGAAAACTGTTGCTGGACTCTTTGGGATTCCGGCTTTTTTCTTAGGTGTTGGTGAGTTTAACAAAGAAGAATATAACAACTTCATTAATACCCGTATCTTTTCGATAGGACAAGTTATAGCTCAAACATTAACTCGTGATTTACTGTTTAGTCCGAATTGGTTCTTCCGTTTAAATCCACGAAGCTTATATTCATACAATTTAAGCGAAATGGTGGCAGCTGGAACGCAAATGGTTGACCGAAATGCAATGCGAAGAAATGAATTACGTGATTGGGTTGGCTTAGATCCTGATGCTGAGATGCAAGAGCTTATCATCTTAGAAAACTATATTCCAGCCAACAAGATTGGTAGTCAAAACAAATTGAAAGGGGGTGAGAACGATGAATAAACGTCATATGCATTTCACGTCAGAGTTAAAAACAAGGGCTAGTGAAAACGAAAATGAAGCGGTAATCGAGGGGTATTTTGTTGTCTATGATCAAGAAACTGAATTATGGCCAGGAGCGTTTGAAGAAGTTGCTCCAGGAGCATTTGAAGAAAGCTTACGTAACAATGACATTATGTGCCTGGATAATCACGATTCAAGAATGGTTTTAGCTAGTTTTGGAAGTAACACACTTGAATTAAAGTCCGATAGTCATGGGCTATGGGGTAAAGCGATTATCGACTTAGAAGATCCAAATGCAAAGAGTGCCTATCGTAAAGTACAGACTGGGAAAGTGCGTGGTTGTTCATTTGGTTTTTACCCAACAAAGGAGGACCAAATTACACGTGATGATGGAACGATGAAGTGGAGAATCACTGAAGCTGAGTTGCATGAGGTTTCAATTACAGCATTCCCTGCATATCCACAAACAGATATCATGGCCCGACAAAAAGATGTTGAGACAATGAAGAAACAAAGGCTAGAACAAAGAAAAAAACAATTAAAGGAGCGACATTTAAATGCCTAATCCATTATTAATCGGTGCTAAATTAAATATTAAACGTAACTCTCTAACAACTGTGGAGGGAAAACTAACAGAATTACTTGCAAAACGTAGTGAGTTAGACGCATCTATCGAAGGAATCGATAATGAGGAAGATTTAGCTGCACTTGAAGCAAGTATTAAAGAAAATGATGAAGATATTACTTCCACAGAAGAAGAAAAAATAACATTAACAGAAGAAATTGAAGAACTTGAAAAAGAATTAGAAGACTCAAACCGTAAATCACCAAACAAAGGAGAGAAACGAAAAATGCCAAAACAAAATGAAACACGCGAAGCAATTAATGCTTATGTGCGTAGTAAAGACCAAACAAGATCTGGTTTCACATCTGTGGAAGGCGGAGCATTAATTCCAGAAGAGTTATTAGCGCCAAAGAAAGAACTTGTTGATACAGTTGATTTAACACAATATATCCGTACAGTTCCGGTTAATCGTGGTTCTGGTAAATATCCAATTATCAAAAAATCAAATGGAAAAATGGTTTCTGTTGCAGAACTCGCAAAAAATCCTGAACTTGCAAAACCATCTTTTGCAGAAGTGACATATGATATTGCAACATACCGCGGTTACATTCCTGTTTCTCAAGAAGTAATCGATGATGCAGACTACGATATCACTGGTTTAATTGCAGAAGATATTAAAGATCAAGATTTAAATACAAAAAATGCTCAAATTGCAGCTATTTTTAAATCAGCACCAGCTAAAGCTGTAACTGGATTAGATGGACTTGTAACTTTATTCAATACTGGATTCAAAAACGTATACACTGTAAAAGCTTATGTATCTCGTTCACTATTTAACCAATTAGATTTATTGAAAGATAAAAACGGTCGTTATTTATTACAAGATGATATTACTGTTGCATCTGGTAAGCGTGTTAAAGGTAAGGAAGTTGTTGTTTTAGATGATGATATCATTGGAACGAAAGCTGGCGATCTAGTTGGTTTCGTAGGTGATGCTAAAGAATTTTGTACTTTATTCAATCGCAAACAAGCTTCAGTTAAATGGATTGATAATGACATTTACGGTCAATTATTAGCTGGGTTTGTACGCTTTGATGTTAAAGCTGTTGATACAAAAGCTGGTTACTACATCACATTTACACCAGATGCACCAGCAGGAGCATAAAAGGAGTGGTTATGAATGGCTAAGCATATAGTCATAAAAGATTTTATGGACTTGCAAGATGATAATCACGTTTATCGCCAGGGAGATCATTATCCCCGCAAGGGACGAGCTAAGAAAGAACGAGCTGAAGAGCTTTCAGGGAGTGAAAACCTTAGAGGTGAGCCTTTAATCAAGGAATCAGAAGGCAATGAATGAGCAAGTAAAAGTTACTCTATTAAATTTACTAAAAATTGATTTAGGCATCACTCACAATTTGAGAGATGCTTATTTTAATAATATATTAGTTAGTTCACAAAATGAGATTGAGAGAACAGGAATTGCATTAGACTTTGAAAGTGTGGATGACCAAATGCTCGCGGTTGATTATGCAGCATGGTCCTATCGAAACAGACAAGTAGATACTCCATTATCTCGAAATTTACAGTTTAGGATTAACAATAGGGTTATAAAGAAGGCAGGGATTACAAATGCCATCACTTAAATCGAGTGTAGGAAATTCAAAGCGCATATCACTAGATGATGTGTGCTTTTTGCTTTCCATTGAAACCGAAATGGATGAACTTGGACAAGTAATTGGTACAAATGAAGTGCTGAGACAAATTTTTTGCTCTAAATTAAGCATTAATCGTCAAGAATTCTTAGCAGGTGGGCAACTTGGTTTAAAACCGCAGTTATTATTTGTTGTAGATTCTGATGAGTACGATGATGAAACAGCATTAATGTATGAAAATCAAAAATATATAGTTTATCGAACCTTCCCACGATCAGATGGATTCACAGAAGTTTATTGTGAGGTGAAAGCTGGTGGCTAGTATTAATGATTTTGCTAGTGAAATTACTAGGGAATTACAAAGATATGCGCATGTTGTGGAAGAAGATTTAGAAAATGAAATCGATGATATAGCAGATATTGCTGTGAACAAATTAAAACAAGATAGTCCTAAAAAAACTGGTGGTTATCGTAAAGGGTGGCGCAAGAAAAAAGAAGGCAATGGTGTTGTTCTTCATAATACTAAAGGACAATTAACACATCTTTTAGAAAAAGGACATGCGAAAGCTGGTGGTGGTCGTGTACCGGGGAAAATTCATATTCGTCCAGTTGAAGAGTATGTAATTGATGAATTGCCAAGACGTATCGAAGGGGCGATTCAACGATGAACTTAATTGAATTGAAGAAAATACTTGATGCTACAGGTTATCCTGTGGCCTATTCGCATTTCACAGTTTTGCCAAATAATCCAGCACCAAAGCTACCGTATATCTGTTTTATTGCAGACGGTTCAGCAAATTTAATGGCTGATAACAAGGTATATCACAAGATAAATGATTTAAATATAGAGCTTTACACAACTAAAAAAGATTTAGCTGCGGAAGCCCAACTCGAAAAAGTCCTAGATGATTGTGAAATTCCTTACGATTCGCAAATAGAGGGGCCTATTGAATCTGAAAAAATGTATCAAAAAATATATGAAACGAGGTTGATATAAATGGCAGAGAATAAAGTTACTTTTGGTTTAAAGGGAGTACGTTACAGCGTTATCACTGAAGATGAAACAGGAAAAATCACATACGGAACGCCAGCTAAATTACCAGGTGCTGTTGAAATGAAATTGGAACCGAAAGGTGAACAATCAGATTTTTATGCGGACGACAGTAACTATTACACTGAATCAAGCAACCAAGGGTATGAAGGCACATTAAATATCGCTAAAGTCACTGAAGCATTCCGTACTGAAGTGTTAGGAGAAATTTTGGATGAAACTGATAAAGTTATAACTGAGGTTTCGAATGCAAAGATCAAGAAAATCGCTTTAATGTTCGAATTTGATGGTGATGTAAAAGCAACTCGCCACTTACTTTACAACGTATCTGTATCACGACCTGGTGCTGGTTCTTCAACAAAGAGTGATAAAACAGAACCAAATACAACTGAATTAAAATTCGTTGCAGCACAACATCCAGAAAATCAAAAAGTTAAGGTTTCAACAACTGTCGGTACACCAGCCGCTATTTATGACGCTTGGTATACAAAAGTTTATGAAAAAGTTGCGGGGGCGTAATTAGATGGAGAAAACAATAACAATTGATGAGAAAGATGTGCTTTTAAAAAGTACAGCCGGTACAGCTATTCGCTATAAGTCACAATTCAGACGTGATATGTTTGCGGATATTCTTGGTTTAGGCGTACTTTCTTCATATATTTCAGCTGATGGTGACCAAAGTAATATTGACCTTTCACAAGTTGATTTAAGTAAATTAGATTTTGAAGTTATTTATAACTTAGTATGGGCATTTGCGAAAACAGCAAATAAAGAAGTCCCAGATCCATTAACTTGGCTTGATACATTCGGAGAATTTCCGATTGCTGAAATTATCACTGAAATTCAGGACTTAATTAAAAGTACTGTTCAGTCAAAAAAAAAATAACTGAAGATGAACAAGGGCAAGGGCGTAACGATGGGAAGGGTAGTTTTTCCGTTGATACATTCCTTGCTCTTTGTTATTCATGCAAACTCTCAAAAGAAGATTTAGAAGATATGACAATAGGTGATTGCTTAGATTATATCGATGAGTATGTTGAATTACGAAATCCGAAAAAAGAACAAGAAAATACAAGAACAGCTACACAAGATGACTTTAACAATTTCTAAGCAAGCGAGGTGATAACATGGCAGGAAGAATTAAAGGAATAACGATAGAAATCGGCGGGAATACTCAACCATTACAAAATGCTTTAAAGGATGTTAATAAACAAACTGAGTCTGTAACTAAAGAATTAAAAGATGTTGAACGACTTTTAAAATTCAACCCGGGCAATGTGGAAGCTTTAGCCCAAAAGCAACAATTGCTTACTCAACAAATTGAGAATACGACAAAAAAGTTAGACAGTTTAAAATCGGCTCAACAACAAGTTCAAGCACAATTTGAAAGTGGCGCGATTAACGAAGAGCAATATCGAGCGTTTAGGCGTGAAATTGAATTTACAGAAGGGCAACTTAATGGATTCAAAAACAGTCTTGCAGGATTAAAGGCTGAGCAAGAAAAAGCAGCGAGTTCAACAAGACAATTAGAGACTTTATTTAGCGCCACAGGGAAAAGTGTTGATGATTTTGCGGATGCATTAGGGAATCGTCTTGTGAATGCAATTAAAAATGGTACGGCATCAAGTAGGCAGTTAGAACAAGCCATCGAGATAATCGGAAGGGAAGCTCTAGGAGCCGAGACGGACATCGAGAAATTACAACAGGCGCTTCGTTCTGTGGATGATGGTAATTCTATTCAAAACATCAGAAACGATTTAAATCAGCTCTCTCAAGAAGCAGAACAAGCAGGCGAAAGTGTCAAGGGATTAGGTGTTGAGTTAGAAAACGTAATAGGTGGAATAGCTGCAAGTGTAGGACTTCAAGAAGTCATCGGACAGGCTTTGGATATGTCAGAGCTAAAGACAAAAATTGATATAACCTTTGACGTTCCGGAATCATCAAAGAGATCTGTGGAGGATGCAGTCAGAACTGTTACAGCCTATGGCGGCGATGCAGAGGAAGCATTGGAAGGTGTACGAAGACAGTGGTCATTAAATAAAGATGCCTCTGATGCCACCAATATGGCAATAGTACAAGGCGCAGCAACAATCGCTAGTTCTTATTCGCAGATTGATTTTACAGAATTAATACAAGAAACCAATGAAATTGGTAGCGAATTAAACATTTCTAATGAAGAAGCATTAGGTCTAGTTAATTCCCTTTTAAAAATAGGATTTCCGCCAGAACAACTCGATATCATTGCTGAATATGGCGCGCAGTTAAGACGAGTTGGTTATACGGCACAAGAAGTACAAAGTATTATGGCAAGTGCAGCAAAGGAAAAATCTTGGAATATTGATAATTTATTGGATGGTCTAAAAGAAGGACGCGTTAGATCTGTTGAAATGAGCCGAGGATTAAAAACCTCTATGAAAGATGCTATTCGTGATGTTGTGGATGATACTGAAAAAATGTCTGATGAACAGATATCATCGATGCAAAAAGGATTTGCGAAACAAGAATCTGCACTTGCTAACTCATTTAGTAATCAAGAAAAGGCGCTTTCCAAAAGTCATAGTCAAAGACAAAATGCATTAGCTAAAAGTCTTGACGCTGAATACAATGCAGTTTCTAAAAGTTACGAAAATCAACAAAAGAATTTAGAGAAAAAACTGAGTGCTGAATACGATGCAACATCGAAAAATTACGATAGACAACAAAAAGCTCTTGAAAAGTCCCTTGAAGCAGAAGTTAGGGCTTTTGAAAAGTCATCTGAACAGAAAATAAAACTCATCGATAAAGAATATATGGAACGTATGAAATTAATCGATGAGGAAAAATATAATCGTCTTAAAGCGATTGACGATCAAATTGGTTATTTAGATTCCAAAACAGCAGCGGAAGATAAATATATTAAAGAACGCGAAAATGCTGAGAAACGCGCTGATTTAAAGATAAAAATAAGTAAGGCAAAAAATGAAGAAGAACGTCAGGCGGCAATAAAAGCATTGCGAGATCTCGAAGAGAAAATGCAGCTTGATAAAATACGTGAAGAACGTAAAAGTCAGATTGACAGATTAAAAGAAGAAAAAGACGGTATCAAAGAAGCATCTGATGCAAAGAAAGAAGCGTTGAAGTCAGAGATTGATAGCCGAAAAGAGCAAGTTAAAGAACAAATAAACAATGAAAAGGAAGCTCTAAAAGAACGACAACAAGAACAAAAAGAAGCTTTCCAGCAAAACAAACAAGAGAACTTCAAGTCAATTAGCGAATCAAATAAAGCGCAACTCGATTCATTAAGAGAAGTAAATCAAGCGAATTTATCATCTTTAAAAGAAAGTCACAATAATCGCAAACAAGCCTTAAGTGAGCGGTTGAGTGATGAAATGGACGCAGTTCGCGAATCACATAGAGCCGAGTTAGAATCTTTTAAAGAAATGAATGCACAGAAACTGGAGCTTGCGAAAAATCCACCTGATAGTGCAGCTGTACAAGAAATATTCTCTCAACTAGAAGGTTGGGGGAAGGCTATTGCTAAAGGTGGAGAAGAAGGTAAACAAGCATTTGTAGATATGGTTAAATGGCTAGATCAAATCCAGGATGCTGATTTGAAAGAAGCGATTGGTGTAGAACTTTTCGGTAGATGATAAATTGTGCCGAAGTAAAATCGCGGTATAAAGCAAAGAGGGTGCGAATCCTAATTTGAACCGAAGGCTATACAAAGTATAGTCAGGGGCAGAGCATAGAGGGTGAAAAGATATAATCCCTCCACGAGACCGCGACACTTTATCAGTGAAAACGTATGCCGAACTTGCATTAATATGAAGTGCAAGAAGTAGAGGATAAAAAGCCTTTACGATAACAAAATGACAATGTGGGAAGACCAAGGTCAAAAAATCATAAATACAATTTTACAAACCGAACAAAAACAAGCTGACTTAAAACAAGGCATAGATGATTTACAAGAATCCGCAAATAAACTGGATGCATCACCAATGGTTAAATGGAAAGAAGCAATGAAAGAGTTAAAAGAAGCTCTTGAACCAGTGTTACTTACAGTAGCCGATGTTGTATCTGCATTTGCCGGGTTTATTTCAGCTCATCCAGTGTTAGCGGCGGCAATTACTGCTATAACAGTTGCAATTGGTATACTTGTTGGTATTTGTGCAGCGCTTGCTCCAGTAATCTTTTTGGCCACATCAGGGGCTATAACCTTTGCAGGAGTTATGGCCGCCTTAACAAGTCCGATTGCTTTAGTGGTTGCAGCAATTGCAGGATTAATCGCTATATGGGTATTATTTGGTGACAAAATAATGGCTATATACAACGAATATTTCAAGCCAACAATAGATCAAATAGTTTCCATAATTGTTAGTACTTTAAAGCCAGTATTTGAACAAGGTTTTGCAATAATAAAAGATGTTGTCCAAGATGCGTTTGTAATTATCCAACGTGTTTGGAATGAAATATTATCACCTGTGTTTTCAATCATTGTATCCATTATCAAAACTGTACTTTTACCAGCATTTAAGTTTGTATTCTCTGCGATTGGTAGTGTAGTATCAGATGCATTTAGTGGAATAAAGGATATGTGGAATAATGTTTTAAAACCAATCCTTAACGGAATTATAGATTTCATTTCCGGTATTTTCTCAGGGAACTGGGAAAAAGCATGGGGAGGAATTGTGAAAATCTTCAGCGGTGTTTTCGAAGGTATTAAATCAGCGGCAAAAGCACCAATAAATGCTGTAGTATCAATGCTTAACGGATTGATTGAGGGGATTAACAGCATAGAAATGCCGGATTGGGTTCCGTTTGTTGGAGGTAGCAAACCGAGTATCCCTAGAATACCAATGTTAGCAACAGGCGGACATGTTCTGGGTGATGGGTCATTTATTGCTGGTGAAGCTGGACCAGAGTTATTTACTAAAAGGGGTAATCGCGTTTCTGTAACTCCTTTATCCTCAAACGAAAAATCACTCGGCATCACAGGGACTATGAGCCGATTAATTGGCGATATGAGCTATTCAATGGCTAGTTCTATGAAAGAGTTATCCGGATTAAAAAGTGTCATGAGCAATGTATATGGCAGTATGGCTAATAGTTCAGAAGCAATGAGTAGAAATGCTAGTCAAAGAACAGTGGATGGAAATTCCTCTTCAAATGCAAATAAATCAGATTCATATAACTTTGCTGACATGTTTAGAGGTTCTACATTTGTAGTTAGAGAAGAAGCAGATGTGGAAAAACTAGCAGTACAGTTAGGCAAACATATTAAGACATCAGGGAGAAGGGTGGGACAACTGTGAGTTTAACAATAGATGGGAAATCGTTAAATCAATTAGGTTTAGCACTTTTGCCAGGATTCCAACATCCAGCAGCTCCACCAATCCGTGACTATACTGTTTCCATCCCTGGAAGACCTGGTGCTTATTATTTTGGATCGGATATAGACCCTATGGAGTTTAACTTGCCTTTGCTTGTCAAACCACAAGAAGATAGATATAGATTATCGGCAGCTATCAGAAAAATGGTGGCTGCCTTTCTTGATCCATTTGGCAGACCGAAGGAAGTAAAATTAATTTATGATTACGAGCCTGATAAGTATTATCTGGCTAGATACAGTGGCTCAATGCCAATCGATCGGTATTTAAGCATGGGTAAGTTCGAATTACCTATGATTGCGTATGATCCACATGCTTATTCAATTATAGAAAGTGATAAGGATATTTTGTGGGAGGACGAGATTCCGTTTATGTCGGATATCACTTTTGATTTTGGTGCTAATTCTTATACGATTACAACCCCACAAACATTAAATATAGATAACCAAGGTTCTTTGGTTGTTAGACCAATCATTGAAATTACAGGTAATGCAACATCATTAACTCTCACTATGAACCGTGAGAGTTTTTCTTTTGGGAGTTTTACAAATTCAACATTTTTAATTGACGCAGAACGATACGCAGCAATTAAAAATGGACAGAATTTTTTATTTCAACTAAAAGGTAACTTAGAAAAATTAGAACTTATGCCAGGCGCTAATGCAATAAAGATAGGCGGATCCGATCTCGATATTAACATTGCATTCAAATACCGCGCTAAATATATATAAGGTGGTGAAGGAAATGGCTGATGCGCCTAAGTTATTACCAAAAGATACCCTGAGAACGGGTTATCCTAAAATAAACCAAGCAATAGACAATGCAAATGAAGCATTAAAAAAATCCGGTATGAATTTCGCTAATTTATATTCAAATGGCGATAAAGTAAACATTTCATATGACTGGGTGAATAAAAGAATTACCTTTAATGTGAAATCTGAATTTAGCGCTTTGGCTATAAGTGATAGGTTTTCGGCAAACTTACCGCAAGGTGTTTCGAATGTAACAGCAACTGGAAACAGTGTTGCAGTGTTATTTAACCGTATATCGAATGGATTTTTCACCCTTTCATTATCAGAAATTTATACTTACAAACAGGATATTAACGACTGTTGTTTAGGTTATGTTAACTTTACGTCAAAGTATTCGACTATATTAGTTGACGGTAATATGACTACACTTCTACCTGGTGTGACTCCAGCAATATTGTTTTCATCATCAGAAAAAGTGAATATCGATTACGATTGGAAAGCAAAAACAATCACTTTCGATGTGAAACAACAATATGGTGTGTTAGTACAAACCAAAAATTGGAGTGCTAACTTACCTGTTGGAAAGAAAATTATCACTTCTAGCGATACTAGTACAACCGTTTGGTGGAATCGTATTACAAAAGAATATTTTACAATGAGTTACGCCGATGCATTTACGTACAAACCAAGTGATGATGATTGTTACCTTGGATATGTTCATTTTAGTAATGCAAATTCCACTATTAACATAGATAACGCTACGAATGCAAAAATGGCTTTGATCAAGCCGACGGGACACTATGGTGGTCTAGCGTTGCCGACATGCGATTTCGCCCGTAACCAAGTAGTAATCACGCGTAATCTATACATGATAAAGAGTGAGTATAATATTAAATATTTGGATGTAACAAAAGAAATCGTATTACCATTTATCAATAATAATGGCACAATACCGACTTGGCAGTTCCTTTGGTATAACAGTTATTTAGATAAGTTCTTTTTATCAGAACAACCATATTATCAAAATATGAGGAACGAACCGAATATTTTCTTCTTAGGTTATTTTCACTATTCAGCAAAGGTTTTTATTTTAAATAATCGTTATCAAACTCGTAAAACAAATACAGTAAGTATTATTGGTGACAGTATTTCGACTTATGAAGGATATGTCCCAGTTGGAAATGCAGTTAATGGTAATTATATGGAAGCGTATAGACCTGTGTATCGTATGTGGTGGTATGGCCCAACTCACAATATTTTTAACCTTGTTGTAAATGAATCTTGGGGCGGAAGACGTGTTACAAAAACAAGAAATGATGATAACGCTAGTTGGGCAATGCACGCGATAGATAAGTTGTCCAAGAACGGTGTTGATCCAGAAGTTATCGTTATATTCCTTGGTATGAATGACCTATTGGGGAATATTCCAATTGGTGATTATAACGGTACAATTGATCCAGAAGATGATAAAACGTTCGCTAATTGTTACGCAAGGCTTGTTGACGGTGTCCGAAAGAAGTATCCGAATGCAAGAATTTATTGCATGACAGTTACATTTGCTAAAGGTAAAACATGGGCAGACCATAAAAAATATAACGATGCTATCAAAATGGTTGCTGAACACAATTACTGTACAGTAATTGATGTAACAAGTTTAGGTGTTAATGAATCTAATGTTATGCAACATACACACGATGGAATCCATCCAAATGATATGATGATGAACCTAATAACAGGGCGCTTTTACAATACTGTTCGAGAAAACACGTTGGAATAGGATAGAGGCGATATATTGAAACATTTAAAACTATACAACAAACAAATGCAGCTCAAGGCATATCTTGAAAATGCATACAATATAAAATATAGTCCGCCGCTCAATGAACTTTGGACGGCGGGTTTTTCATTACCATTTACCGATCCAAAACGAAAAGAAATTGAAACATTTGATTATGTGGAGTTATTTGATAACGGCAAGCGCATTGGAATGTTTCGTATCATGGATAGTGATGAAGAAAGAGAAGTACATGAAAAAATAATAACTTATGATTGCGAGCACGTTTTATCCACTTTAATGGATAGCGTGCTTTTTGGTTATCACGAAAGAATTAATTTAACTACAAGGGAGAATATCGAGTATCTTCTTAGCAAACAAAGAATAAAGCATTGGAAACTAGGTCAATGCGATTTCGTGAAATACTTTCAATATAGTTGGGAAAATGAAGATACCATATTAGGCCCGTTATATAGTATAGCAAAACCATTTGATGAGAAATTCCAATGGACATGGGATGACACTTCTTATCCTTGGACTTTAAATCTCGTGAAATATTCCGATGAAATTACAGGTGAACTGCGATACCGAAAGAATATGAAGGGCATTAAACGGAAGGTAGAAGCTAAAGATGTCATGACGAGGGTTTATCCACTTGGTTATGGTGAAGGAGTTAATCAGCTTACTATTAAAAGTGTTAACAACGGTATTCCTTATATAGATGCTCCTGATTTTGTCCGAGAGTTACATGATGGGTTTGATTATATTTGGGTAGATAGAAAAATTGAAGACGCAAAAACACTTTATGCTTCAGCAAAATCATTGTTGTTAAAAGCTTGCATGCCAAAAGTTACGTATGAAATTGATGCAATTGATTACGAGTTAATAGATCCATACAAAATAGAAAAATATGAGACTGGAAAGTTAGTCCGCCTATATGATGAGGATTTTAATATATTTGTTGATTTACGAGTAATGGACCGTCAAAAAGATGATGTCACTGGTAATCCGCTTGATGTAAAGCTTGTATTAGAAAATAAGGTGACTGATTTAGGGACAATACAAGCTGATATTGAGAAGCGACAGAAAGTAAACGAAGTGTATTCTCAAGGTACAACTAATATTGATAGTCAACCTTTCCAAGACAACTGCGACCCCGACCACCCAGCTATTATTAGGTTTCAAATACCTAACGATGTTAAAAATGTGAATCAACTGATACTGACATTTGAAACATTACGATTTAGGGCATACGAGCGTGCTATTAAAGGTGGAGGTGCTGTTGTTGCATCAACATCTGCTGGAGGAGCAACAGTTGGTTCAACCCAAGCAGGTGGTGCTAATGTAAGTTCCACAACTTCAGGAGGAGCGACTGTTGGTTCAACAAGCGCTGGTGGCGGTACAGTGAGGGCTTCAAGTGGTGGAGGAGATCATGTTCATAAGATGTTTCATGGTGGTGGGATTATGCCGTCTGAACCAACTACAATAGGGCTGTATACAGCTTTTTCAGATCCAGGAAGGAATACAGCGGCTTCATTTTACGCAAAAGGAACTGGATCTAGTTTTTATACACATGGTTCTAGCGGTAATCATACACACGATATATCGTTACCGGATCATAGCCATAATATTAGCATTCCTAACCATAGCCATAATATCAGTATCCCTAACCATACGCACGACATCAGTATTCCGAATCATACACACGATATAACTTTACCAGACCATACACACGAAATTGAATTTGGTATTTTTGAATTATATGAAACTCCATCAAAAGTGACGATTGAAGTTGATGGGAATAAGTTGCCATTTGATTCGATACGCGGACAAGATATAAATTTAATTCCTTATTTAGCTAAGGATGATGAGGGGAAACTTCAACGTGGCCGTTATGTTGAAATTAAAATCACTCCAAATAGTTTGGCTAGGATAAACGCTACTGTTACAGGGAGACTCTTTATTCAATCAAGATCTGGCGGTACGTATTAAGATAAACGAATATAAATAGAGAAGGAGATTGATAACATATGCAAACAATTGAAATCCATACACAAGGCGGATTAAAGCATAAAGTGCAAACTGAAGTATATAATGCGGAAACACTGAATACGAAACTAAACGACAACGATTTAATCACGGTATTGATTGGTGATTTCATTATTCAACGTATTGACGTGAAACGTATCATTCCATTAAATATCATTGATGTGGAAGGCACTAAAAAGGTAGAAGTTCACACAAACGCTGGAAAAGTAATTGAGATTACAACAAACGATTATGACCCAATCTATCTAAACGAACAATTAAACAATAATAATACAATTACTGTTGTGATTGGTGATTATATTTTCTCTCGAATCGATGTAAAGCAAGTCGTCCCAGTAAAAGAAGAACCAAAGGAACCCGAGCCACCGACAGACCCAGTTACACCACCAACAACTGAAGAACAGCCAGGGAATATAGAGCAGTTATAAGCTGGTCTTTTTATTTTGTATAAAGGAGTGAAAAGATGGATCGTATTGATGTATTAATGAAAACATTTGTAGCCACATTTGGCGCCTTCTGTGGGTACTTTTTAGGAGGGTGGGATACAACATTGAAAGTTCTAGTAATTATGGCAGTAATCGATTATCTCACGGGTGTATTCGCAGCAGCATATAACGGGGAGTTAAAAAGTAAGGTTGGTTTCAAAGGCATCGCCAAAAAGGTGGTGCTTTTTCTTTTGGTTGGAGTGGCAGCGCAGTTAGATTCAGCGTTCGGAAGCAATAGTGCCATTCGTGAAGCGACAATCTTTTTCTTCATCGGTAATGAGTTGTTATCTCTTTTAGAAAATGCAGGGCGTATGGGAATCCCTTTACCTTCAGCATTAACAAATGCAGTTGAAATTTTAGGCGGTAAGCAAAAACAAGAAGAGAAAAAAGGAGAGATTGAATAATGAGAGTATCAAGTCATAGAGGACATAACGCAATTGTACAAGGAGCTAACTATGGAGGTAGAAAAGAACATCTCTTAGGAGATCAGACTAATGGAGACTTTATTAAGAAACTACGTGCATTAGGCCACTCGGTAGAAGATGATACTGACAATATAGGTCGCACACAGAGCGCTATTGTAGGCAACCAGGTTAGGAATATTAATGATAGACCTAACGATGTAGGGTTTGCTTGGCACAACAATGCTTATGATGGTAAAGCTCACGGGGTAGAAGTTCTCTGTTACTCCGAAAAAGAAGCACCTATGGCAGCTCGTATTTCAGCAGAGATTGCTAAGCGTACTGGATGGGAAGATCGTGGAGCTAAACTACGTCCAGACCTCGGAGTAATTCGCTCAAGTAACTGCCCATTCTTCCTGGTAGAAGCTGGTTTTATTGATAACGATGGAGATATGGCGAAATGGAATGTGGACGCGATCACTTCAGCGGTCATCTTTGCTTACTTCGGACAAGAATGTGGAGGAGGAAACTCAAGTGTTGCGCCTACTCAACCAGATAAACAAAACATTGTCCAAACAGGAGCATTCTCACCTTATGAATTGCCTGATGTAACGGGCGCTCTAACATCTCTAAACATGACTGGAACAATTCTACTTCAATCAGATGGTTTGACTTTTGTTGTAACTGAACCAACCTCGACAAGCCAACTGAAGGCGTTTAAAGAATACCTTGACCGTAAAAAGTTTTGGTATGAAGATAAATAAAAATAAGAGCCGTCATAATGACGGCTTTTTTATTAATATAATAGTTGTTTTGCTCTTTCATATACATCAGTGACACTATGAATAGACTCCTTGTCACTTTCAATTGATTCAAAATCTAATCTAATTCCATCATATAATTCTAAGAGATCATAATTGTTTTTTTGTTTATTTTTAAACGATTCTTTTACTTCTGATAAAATCTTTCTGATCTCACTTCTATAAAAATCATCTGTTTGATTCATTTCAATCATACCTGTTCCCCCTTGGAAATAGCATCCTACAAATTCCAATATACTCCTACTTAAAACATAATTCAATTATATAAAAATTAAAATATATATTTAAAATATTTTATGAACAAATTGAAAACAGGTACATGGTATTTACATCCAGAAATCATGATCGTCTATGTTCTTCCCCAGCTTATTCAAACCTTTAACGATTTGAATTATTGTGGAGAATTTAGGTCTATATTTTTTATCGTTACACAACTTAGATATAGTAGCTGTACTTAGTTTCGATGTTCTTTCTAATTCAATTTGTGCTATTCCATGTGAATCTAAATAGCGTCCGAATTTTGTGCGTTTCTTCCCCAATCCATACACACTAATCACCTCATCCACAGCTTGACCTATTTCTTACTTTTTTAAACTAAGGCAAAAAAATAAGAAATTGTCCAAGCTGTACCCCATATGCTTTATCAAGGTTGCTACCAAAGTAGCTATCAAACTTGTTATCAAAGTAGCTACCATTGTAAATAGCTTAATTGCTATCAAGGTAACTAGTATTTGTACTATCAAAGTAGATATCAAGTTAGCTATCAAAGTAACACTATCAAGGTTTTGAGCCGATAAACCTATACGCAATAAGCTTTTAAAATTCTGTTTATAAAGGGGAGTTTTATATGTTAACTACATTTATTTCTTTAGGGGTTTTAGGAGCAACAACAATTGGCGGTGCGTTATTAGAAAAGCATCTTGTAAAGAATGATCACGTTGCAGCGGCTAAACTTTTAAGTGACGGAATGTATCACGGAATGAGGATAGGTGGAGTCTGTTTTATTGGTTATGTATTTATCAAAATCTTAATCATGTTCTAGGAGGTGTGACATGGGAATCATCAAAGAATGGCTTCATAAACAGAGTTTGAGAAATCAACTTATAGAGGTATTTGGAAAAGCAGGTTTATATGTGGACCATCAAACACGAGGGGGGAAAGTACCGATTTATCCAAAAATACATGTTATTTCCTCCACACAAGCCAGTGTTAAATATGTATTTACCATTCCAAATGGTTTGGATCCTAAGATAATTGAAAAGAAATGGTTTTGCTTTCAACAAATATTAGGACGCAATGTAGCGATTGAAGGTGATATTAAAAAGTTTGTACTCAATGTGTTTCATTCAGATGCAGGATTAAAACCATACAATTACAACTTTAAACAATGGCAGCCATTACTAAAGCGACATCGTCTCCCAGTTGTGGTAGGGCGTGACCAATTCGGAAATATGATTGTGTATGACATGATTGATTCAAATACACCACATTTATTAATTGCAGGAGAAACAGGGAGCGGGAAAAGTAGTATGGTACGCGTTGTTCTATCCACACTCATACAACACATGTCTCCTGATAAATTACATTTGTACTTGGGCGACTTAAAAAATTCTGAGTTTCATTTTTTTAGAAGAGTGAAGCACGTAAAGGAAGTTTGCATGGAAGAAATCGAAATGAAGATTATGCTGCAAAAAGTGTGGAAGGAAATACGCGAACGTAGAAAACTGATGGAAGAATATGAAGTGGATCATATTGATGAATACAACAAATTGAATCCTGACAATCAGAAAGCGTACATTTTATTAGCAATAGATGAAGTGGCCATGTTGCAAGACGAAAAGGAATGTATGTCTACAATTGAAAAGATATCAGCAGTCGGAAGGGCGCTTGGTGTCTTTCTGATGCTCAGTATGCAACGTCCTGATGCGAAAGTATTAGATGGTAAGTTAAAGCTTAATATGACAGTTAGAATGGGCTTTAAATGCGATAGTACAATTAACAGTAATATCATGGGTACACCTGGATCGGAACACTTAGAGCAATCGGGCCAAATGATTTTAAAACTAAATGGATTAAAGAAAGTGCAGGCACCATATTTAGAATTGAGTCATGCAAAAGAGATTATAGAACTGTATCGTGTGCCTAAAGATGAGACTGTGCTTCAAAATCCGCAACAAGAAGAAAACCCTGTGTTTGGAGTGTTGGAACATGAAGAGTAGAGACAAAGACATTTTAAAAGACTTACGTCGTTTTCGATGCTTGTCACGTGATGATATTATTGATTTACACTTCAAAAGTCTCAAGAAAGCCGTTACTTGTTGCAATGCAGTTATGAAACGATTAAGAAGAGACGGGAGTGTGGATGCGAATGTGTCACAGCAACCGTATATTTATTTTCCACAGCCTAGTACCATTCGAAAAACGAGTCAAAAAATCCCGCATTTTCTGGCCATTGTGGATGTCTATAAGCAACTCCTCCAGTATGAGAACCCAAAATTGTTTAAAGTTGAACCGAAATACGGTAAAGAATATATGGAACCGGATGTATTTACAATTTGGCGTAAGTCTCCATTTTTTATTGAAGTTCAAAGGTCTATTTATAGCCAAAGGATGATGCAAGAAAAAATGAATCGCTATGAATTCTATTTTCAAAGTTTGAAATGGCAGCAAGAGTCTTGGCAACCACAGAACTCAAAATATTTTCCTTCTCTCCTCATTATTGCGGATAAACACTATGAAATAAATGCCCCTAATTTACGCATATTTCAAGCCAAATCCATTCGCGATTTCATGAATCAAATGGCGATTCGGAAGTAAGATTATTCGCCAATCATCTGTAAAAATAACGTATCACGAGCAGAAATATCGGTCTTACGATTTGCAAAATTATGTATCTCTCTAAAGCTATCGATGTAGTCATAGACCATCTTTTTGAACGTTCGTGTAAAGTAGCCAATCGGATTTTTCATCAATTTTCCGTTATGCTCGTACTTATGTGTTTTAGAGTACAGAACGGAAGAAGCGTTCGCAAGCAGGTTGTGAAATACATCTGTATCCGCTAGTAAATTAAATTGTTTTGTAGCCCTCTTTGCAATGTTTCTTGCATTTTTGAAAGACTCATTAATCACTTTTGAGTCAAAGGCGTGTTGTAATTCTAAACGCATAGATTGTGGTACACGGTAATCGATGAAATCTAAATCATGTTGAAAAGATTGTGAAACGTCCTCTTTACGTTTATTTATATTTTTAATCTTTTGTTTTAAGGTTTTAGTAGTTGTTTTCTTGGTGTGACAAATTTCAGCATTTTTAGTAGGTCCTTCTGTGACAATTTGTTCTTCCACAATGATTGGCTGGATCACAATAATGTTACTTGTTTGTCTCATGTCACTTTTACGCTTCATTTCTAGTTGCTTAATGATACCAAGGGATTCCAAGTGTTGGCATACACGAATAACCGTTCTACGGCTAATGTGAAGTGCTTCTGCAATGTTCTTTTTGGATTTAAAAGAGACACCAAAATACTTAGAAGAATGGCTGTGTAAATGATTGAGTACAGTTAATTGGTTTTTATTTAACTGATTAGTGAATTGTTTTTTATACGCTCGCACAGTGTCATTTAATTCTGTAAGAGTTTGAAAGGATGCTAAGTTTTCATATGTTTCTATACCAGCAAGAATGGTAATCGCTTGTTTCTTTTTCATAAGGGCTCATCTCCTCCGAAAATAAAAAAACAACAGAATGCCACAAAATGTAAGCAAACTGTTGCGGAGGAACCCTTACGTACGGTAAAATGGTGTACATAAAGAGTTACAGCAAGTGTTTGCCTAGTGTGATTAGGCGGACGGTTAACCAAGTGGTGAGACACTTTATTAACACGCTGTGCTCTTTTATTTTTTATTGTTTTGATTAATATTTATTGCGGTAACAGATTGGTAACGAATAACCGGAAATACGTTGCCATTTGTTTTTTCGGATATAACACGAAACGCCTTAATATAGACGGTTTGTACGAGTTTCGGAATATAAAGTTTTACGTACAATAGAATGGTAAGATCTAGTTGCCTCTTTTTTTCATAAGGAATTTTTTGTGAAAACTGTAAAAATCATTAGGGGAGTATTAAATTTTCGCTTTATACATCCCCAGTCTTTCGGATACACTAAATAATATAAGGGTTTAAAGGAGGTATTTCTGC